AATAGTGAGGGGGCGTAAAGGTGGATATGCAAGTTCTAGTCAGATGGATGGTTGGAAAGTTGCTGAAGGAAGATCGACTGCTGGGAGGAGGTGACGCCATTGAGGGTAGGTAAAAAAGAAAGCCCGCTAAAAGCGGACTAAGAAAATTATTCAACCTCAGTATATCACATGAAAGGGGAAAGGAAAATGGCCAAACAAACAGCACATGAACAGGCCTTATTGTTAAACAAGTTAAACGAACATGAAGGAGTCTACATGGTGCTGCCGTTAAACCTATTAAAAATTCACCCAGTACTACAAAGGGACATAAACATGCGAAAGGTTAGGGAAATGCGAAATGAGGGTATTGACCCTATGGCTCTGCAACCCCTGACAGTTAGTTTTAGGGACGGGGAATATTTGGTGGTTGATGGTCAGCATCGTTATACCGCACTCAAACTTGAGGAATACAAAACAGCTCCCTGCAGAGTTTTTGAAGGTAAAACTCTTGCCGATGAAGCAAAGGCTTTCGTTAAAATCCAGACTAGCAATTATAGGATGACAGCTTTACAGGTGTTTCACCGCAAGTTGGCCTATAACGATCCAGATGCTTTAGCAATTAAGGAAACTGCCGAAAAGTATGGTCTTGTTATTACCAATAAATCAAGAGGCCACAAAGATTATAGACATAACGAGTTAGGGGCTATAGGTATAGTTGAAGGGGTATATAAAGAAGGTGGCGTCCCGGCTTTAGATGCTGCTTTCAATTTAATTTTAACTCTTTGGCGGGATGAAGAAAGCGTCCTGGAGGGGCGAGTTATAAAGGGTGCCCATATATTTTTAACCAAATACAAATCCTTGGTTGATATGAACGAAGTAATAAGAAAACTAAAATCTGTTCCCCTCGCATCTGTTCTTAAAAGAGCACACCTATTAGCTGAAATCAGAAGCGGTAATGCAGCCACCAATATAGCAGCTTCAATACTTTATTTTTACAACTCTGGCAGAAGAACAAGAAGATTACCCAATTTGTTTTTATTTGATGAGTAACCACAAGCTGCCCTGATCGCAAGTCCCCCGATATGCACGGCGGCCCGGCTCTCCCCTATAAAGATGGACAAACCATATCAAGGCCGCAAGCTCAGAGGCGAGCAATTCCGGGGGCATACCGGAGGAGGGCCAGGTTCAAGTCCGGCAGCGGCCTCCATTTAATATCTGAAAGGAGAGGACAACCATGAGAACCTATCAAGTAAGATACCGACAGTTTCCGCGCGCAAGGCGCAGTAATATCACGACTCACATCAAAGCCACCAGTCAAGAGGCAGCCCGTGCGCATTTCATGGATACAATCCGGCTGGCTCAACGATACCAGCGCTACACGCCTTTCTGGTGTGACCACATTACCATCATCGACATCTGTGAGGTGGCTAGTGATGGGCAGAACTAAGACCCGGCAACGGGAATGGCGGAAACAGATGCGCAAGCGCGGCCAAAGGCCTCCCCGGAAAAGCTACACCTGGGACTACATGAGCCCAGGACGATTAGTAGCGTATGCCGACCCGGAACCGGCAGAGCAGCAGAAGAAGGCGAGGGGATAACGTGAAGTACGACTTTAAAGAAGTACTGAAAATATGTAACAAAGCCACTGAGGGGCCATGGGAAACGACAGGCAGGGGTTCGGAATACGTTATAAACAAAAATAATTTTAACGTTTGTCTAACAAGGCGCTCCCATGATGCTCAATTTATCGCTCTTGCTCGCACCGCTTTGCCCGAATTTGCTCAGCGGGTGATTGAGCTGGAGGACGAAAACGCGAAGCTCCGGGCAGTAGCGGAGGCGGCGAAAGGGATTGAATGGGTATACGGCGGCGATAACCTAGAAGGTATGTGGTTATTATGCCCATGCTGCGGTAAGGGCGAAATTGACGGGCATAATGATGATTGCAAATTACACCAAGCCCTTGTCGCCGCTGGCTATGGGGGTGAGGAGTAATGCGCATAACCCAACATTATTGGAATAGGTACAAGTCTAACCGGCCGCGGCGCATCACGCGGGAGGAGCCGCGTACCTGGGACACCCCTAACGCAGCGCGTGAGCGGGCAAGGTTGCAGAAGATTGAAAAGGCTATGGACGGGGTGGGGTGGACGGCCCTTATTGTAGCTGGGCTGCTGATACTGTTAGTAATCATAGTACAGGTTGGGAAACGGTTTTATGGCTGGTAGATTAACGGTCATTATCCTAGCCCTGGTCATAATCCTGACCTCCCCGGGCCCGGTAATAGCACCAGTCATGTTCCCAGTTGAGGTGCTACAGGAAAAACCAGAGCCAGACCCAGAGCCAAAGATCGTCACCTTTGAGGCTACAGCTTACACATGGACAGGCTGCCGGACGACTACCGGGACATGGCCGAGCAGGGGGACGGTAGCAGTAGACCCACGGGTAATACCCCTGGGAACGGAACTGCACATCGAGGGGTACGGGGCGGCAGTGGCAGCTGACACAGGAGGGGCGATACAGGGGCAAAAAATAGACCTGTACATGGACAGTGAGCATGAGTGCCTCCAGTGGGGGAGGCGCAAGGTTGAAGTACAAATAAGGAGGTAAACATGAGCATCAAAATCAACAAACTGGAAATCGAAAATGTAAAGCGCGTCAAGGCTGTAAAAATCGAACCGACAGCCAACGGCCTGACCATCGTGGGCGGCAAAAACAACCAGGGTAAGACGTCTGTGCTAGATAGTATAGCCTGGGCACTGGGGGGAAACAGTTTTAAGCCATCAGAGGCCACCCGGGAAGGGTCCGTAATTCCACCTAACATCCACCTGGTTATGAGTAATGGTCTGGTGGTGGAACGCAAGGGCAAAAATAGCGACCTTAAAGTGATTGACCCATCCGGCCAGAAGGGTGGCCAGCAGCTTCTGAATGAATTTGTGGAACAGCTGGCCCTGGACCTACCAAAATTCATGAACTCAAATAATAAGGAAAAAGCTAACACCTTACTACAGATTATTGGCGTAGGTGAACAGTTATATGAATTAGAACAAAAGGAAAAAGAAGTCTACAACAGACGACATACCATCGGCCAGATTGCGGACCAAAAGAAGAAGTTTGCAGCCGAGCAGCCTTATTACCCGGACGCACCTAAAGAACTTATATCTGCATCTGACCTCATCAAACAACAGCAAGAAATTCTGGCTCGCAATGGCGAGAACCAGCGGAAGCGGGAGAATCTGGATAGCCTAAAAACACAAGCCTACAATATTGATGCTGAAGTTGATGCCGTTACCAAAAAACTTAGAGAACTGAAAGAAAAACAAAAAGTTGTCCATGCTGACCTAGAAATAGCCCGTAAGTCTGCCCTTGACCTACTGGATGAATCAACCACTGAACTTGAAACCAATATCGCCAACATTGAGGAAATTAATGTTAGAGTGCGGGCTAACCTCGACAAGGACAAGGCCGAGACAGATGCTCAGTATTATACTAACCAGTACAATACCTTGACTACTGAGCTTGAGAAAGTCCGCCAGGCTAAAGTCGACCTGCTTCAAGGTGCGGATCTGCCGTTACCTGGCCTGAGCGTGGTAGATGGTGAGCTGACCTATAACGGCTTTAAATGGGACAACATGAGCGGCAGTGATCAACTCAAGGTGGCCGTCGCGATAGTCCGCAGGTTAAAGCCTCAATGCGGTTTTGTGTTGCTGGATAAATTAGAGCAAATGGATCTAGATACTCTTTCAGAGTTTGGACAATGGTTGGAGCAGGAAGGGTTACAGGCTATTGCTACCCGGGTCAGTACGGGTCCAGAATGTTCGATTCTGATTCAAGATGGGTATGTAGTTGGTAAAGAACAGCCAGTGCCACAATGGAAAGCAGGTGAGTTTTAGTGCAGATTACCCGAGGAAAGATTGAAAGTGCTCAGAAGGTCGTAATTTATGGTCCGGAGGGAATAGGAAAATCTTACTTTGCCTCCCGGTTCCCGAACCCGGTATTTATCGATACAGAGGGCAGTACGAAACATATGGACGTAGCCAGGTTACCTAATCCCTCCAGCTGGACCATGTTGCTGCAGGAGATTAATTACGTCAGGGCTAACCCCAATATCTGCGACACCCTGATAGTTGATACGGCAGACTGGGCCGAGCGGTTGTGCATAGAAGAAATATGTGCAAAGTCTCAAAAAACAGGCATTGAGGACTTCGGCTATGGCAAAGGTTATGTCTACCTTGCTGAAGAGTTTGGCCGGCTGCTAAATGCTCTTACTGAGCTTATTGACCTAGGAATAAATGTGGTCATGGTTGCCCATGCCCAGATGAGGAAGTTTGAGCAGCCGGACGAACTAGGAGCTTACGACCGCTGGGAATTGAAGTTACAGAAAAAGACTGCCCCTATGGTCAAAGAATGGGCCGATATGGTGTTGTTCGCCAATTACAAGACCTACGTGGTTAATGTGGATGGTCAGGGAGCCGACAAGGGTACCAATAAGGCCCGGGGCGGCAAACGGGTGATCTACACCACCCACCACCCCTGCTGGGACGCCAAGAACCGGCATGACTTACTGTCGGAGATACCGCTGGACTATGACGAGATCGGTCCGTTGATTATCACCCGGAGTGTGAGCCCTAAATCGGCTCCGGTACCGGCACCGACGCCGCCATCCCCTGCTAAACCGGAACCAGCGCAGGAGCCGCCGCAGGCTCCGCCACCCCCCGAACAAAAAACAGCGCCCCGGGTGGAACAGCAGCCTGAACTACCGGAGTATATAGCACCTCTCAATATCCCACAGGCCCTGGCTGACCTGATGCAGCAGAATAATGTCACAGTGGAGGAAATTCAGCGGGCAGTGGCCAGCCGGGGGTACTATCCGGTTGATACCCCTATTGATAACTATGACCCGCAGTTTATCTCGGGGGTGCTGGTGGGCGCCTGGGGCCAGGTTTACAAGATGATCGAGGAAATACGGGACGAAATCCCGTTTTAAAAGGAGGAATAACGCATGAGTAATGATGGATGGGAAAAGTACGGTACTGTAGTTAATTCCGAGGATCGTGAACTAGGCTGGGACGATGTAATAGAAAACGATAGCCCGGAGTTTGTCATACTGCCTGACGGTGACTATGACTTTGAAGTTGTCGATTTTGAACGTGGCCGGCATAACGGATCTGAGAAATTACCGCCTTGCAATAAGGCTATAGTCCATATCCGCATAGAGGTTAAAGAGGGCATATCTATAATTAAACATCAGTTGTTTTTGCACACGATCACCGAGGGAATGCTCTGTGCATTTTTCACCGGGATCGGCCAGCGTCAGAAGGGCGAACGGCTGAAAATGAATTGGAACGCAGTCGTAGGATCTAAGGGCCGGTGTAAGGTAGGCACCCGTAAATGGACCAATGATGAAGGCAAAGAAATGGTATTTAACGAGATTAAGAAGTTTTACGAGCCGGAAGCTAAAGGCTTTA